CATTGCCGTGATCCTGCCAAGATATTGGACAAAGACAGAAAACCCCGTCTACGCCTCACGACAGCGGGCTACTGGGCATCTGCAAGACGCCGGGTTGAGTATTTGGATCAGGAGTGATAAAAAGAATGGGCCCGACCGGCCAATGATCCAGTCGGGCCCAGCCGGTAGAAAACTTCTTGGTGGGAGTTTCCGGCCTGAGAACCAATCTCAGCAAGAAATTCCCTCCAAGTCAAATCCACCGGTCACCGCAGGTTGTCGGTCATTGTGTACGCTCGCCTGTATTCATGGTGGTCTGCCTTCCGGGTCGAATAGTGCGGGGATCAGGCAGAAAGAGGAAAAGCCGCACTATGCTGACGCGACGGCTCTCGGTTACGACGCATATCAGCAAGACGTTGGTCCCTGACAGGGCCGGGTCTTGCTTTGCTCAAGATCGGTTACTCTGCATATATAACAACAGGTTATCAGTATGATTTGTAAGTGCGGTGGAGTATTTAATCTACACAAAATCAAGGCAGGGCTGGCCGGTAAGTGTCCAGCCTGTGGTAGAAGGCATGAAATATCCACACATACAGGGCCGGTACTGGCTGACAGACGGGAGAAGGAAAATGAACGCAAAAGCTGAAATTGTTGGTGCGAAGGCGCAAGCGACTGCTACCAAGAATATTGACGTATTACACAACAGGTTAAAAGCTTACGAAATGTATGCCGCTAAGTTGGAAAAACGGTGTAAAGATTTGACCTTTCTTGCTATACTGTTCTCATGTACAACGCTCGCCTTGTTAGCGTTCGTCGGATTGAAAGGACTGTAGGCATGACACCGAAAGCGAAACTGGTAAATCACGATCTGAATGTGACCGACCGTTTTGAGCTTACTGTGCGCAACGACTACATGACCATGGCCGACGATGGCACCGTGACCATCATGCTGTCGCGTGGTGATGTGAACAATTTGCACATTGATTGCTCACAAGCCCTGCTGGACGACGATGTACGGCTCGGCGTTGTCACGCCATAAATTTGGTATCATGGGGCTGACGGTTCGCCCCGTCATTGCAATAACCAATCTCCCGTTGGTTGTGCATGAAGCCCCGGATTCTGCGGAAGAAGGGGCTTTTTTATGACAATCGACACCAGCCCGCAATACACTGACCCGCCTGTTCCTGACAATGTCTTGGAGCGTAGGCTGCATGAGCTACGCGAGCAGGCCAAGATTTACGCCAAGGCTCAGGCGGATCGTATTTATCTGGATCACTTTCGCAAGTCCAAGCTCGCCATGCTGATGAAAAAATATCAGCGGGAACAGGGCATCGACACCGTGAATGCCCAAGAGCGCGAAGCCCTGACCGATCCCGATTACCTACAAGTTCTTGACGCTTTGAGAGAAGCGACAGAAATCGCAGAGCGAGAAGGCTGGCTGTTACGGATCGCCATGCGTGGCTCGTCCCTGTACCAAACACAAGAGGCAACAAAACGTGCAGAAATCAGCGCCTACAACGCTCGCGGATCGTAAACGATTCTCAAGAATTTCCATGTACGGCTGCATCTGTTGCCGCAAAAATGATGTGTTCAGCTACCCGGAAATCCACCATATTGTTAGTTGTAGGAAGCGATACGGGCATGACCACACAATACCGCTGTGCGCATGGCATCACCGGGGCGTACCACCACAATTTGAAATGACCAAAAAGGAGGCGGCAAAATGGCTAGGGCCATCACTCGCGGAATCAAAAAGGGAGTTCGTCCAAGAGTTCGGCACGGAACTGGAACTGTTGATGGAGATAAATCAGTGGCTATCGGGGGAAAGGGGCGACGGAATAAGGGAGCCGCAGGAGAGCGGGAGTTCTTTACCCTTCTGAACAAATACTTGCCAGAAAGGCTCAGGCTCAACCGCGAATTGGCTCAGTCGCGTGATGGTGGGTGTGATGGCTCGGGCTCGGGGCTCGCCATCGAAGTAAAACGGCAGGAAAATTTACGGCTCGGCTCATGGCTCAAACAGGCTCGGGGCTCGGCTCAGGGCTCAATCCCGGTTGTTGCTTACCGCCAGAATCGTGGCTCGTGGAAGTGTGTGGTGGAGATGACGCCGTTGCAGTTGGCGTGTTATATGCGCTACAGAAAAAACATTGAGGACACGGAGGCAACCATAGCGGCTGCCGTCCGTGACCTCTAACTCTATTCTCCCCGACGTTTTGCGAACCATGCTTGTCTTTCCGCGTGTTCGCGCATGGCGCGTTTGATGCGCTTGCTATGCGGCCCGATACGGTACCCGCGCGGGTCCTTACACTTGCTGCGACTGTGCGCCCGACAGTGCGGGCATGGTACGCTGTAGGTATCGCGGAATAAATCAAACGCTTTTGGGTAAATCGCGTAATCCTTCATGCCTCTATTCTCCCGTGGTCAGTTGGCAAAAAGCTGGCGGCTATTGCTAACCGCCAACGTTTTGCTAACTACGAATGTCGATGAAATCGCCCCACAATTCCCGTTCATGGTAGCGTTCGCTGCCGTAGCTTGTCCCTAAGAAAATGGCAGGTATGCCGTTATCCTTCGGGTTATCGCAAGGGTAGCAATCCGTGATCCAGACAATTACCTCGACCTGCTGCTCTGCACAATAATCCAGCACTGGCTGGAAATCCGTGCCGCCATAGCTCCGCTTTGTTCGCGGCGTCGGCTGTTCCCCCGCTGATAGCGATTCGGTATAAACAATTTCGCTATCGTGCCGGATAATCTCGACCGAATCAGGCTGCCATTCCTCCAGAATCGCGGCTGTTTGTTCCGTGGCCATGTTCAGTTCATCATCAGACATACTGCCTGATTCATCACCGACAATGGCAACCTTACCGATACCTTCAGAGTACAGCGTCGGTTCGATCATACCGACGACGGCATACGCTTGATTAAAGCGTTCAAAGCTATAATCCCGTGCCGCTGCTATGGTTGCGAATTTATCGTGCAAGCGTTGCAGCCAGCTTGTCTCGCTGTTTTGCGCGGCCTCATTTACAAGGCTTTGCATCCAGTCCGGCAGTGTACCGTTTCCGGCAGTTTTGGCCAGCGTAGCAGCTGCTATATGCTGCTCCGCTACTTCATGCGGGTCCAAATCGACCGGAGCGGGCAACAATTCGCCGCACGATGATGGCGTGTTACCGCCAGCATTCTGACCGGAATTGCCTGATTCTGATTCGCTGCTATCGTCGGCGTCACCGTCACCGTTTGCGTCACCGTCACCATCGTGGCTGCCGGTTTCGCTGTCGGTATTTTGGTCGCTGTCCGAATCGCTATCGTCAGAATTTTGGCTGCTGTCCTGCTGCTGGGAACCGTCACATTCTGCGGATTCTGAATCGCCAGAATCGCTGTCCTGTTCCTGTTCCTGCTGCTGTTCCTGCTGCTGCTGTATCAACTTGTCTAAAATCAATTCAGTAGACAATGCGCGGCCATCGCTGGCCACAAAAGCATAGTCAATCAGGCCATCGTCGGGCATTTCATACGGGCTGCCGTTTTGCACTAAATGCAAGTTGACAGCGTAATCAGCCGCTTGATGAACCAAATCGCCGTACAGCTTGCGAGAATCCCGCAAACGCTCCGGATGCCTGAACCATACGTGCATAGCTTCATGCAGCATTGTGAACAAATTAGCGAGTTTCGAGCGTTGCAGCGGCCATGTTGGGTTAATGAAAAACGTAACCCCATCAACTGCCATGGTTTCGACTTCGGTAGTGAAAACGCGCTTCATAACCGACAGCCGAAAACCGCAAGCCGAAACAAACTCGATTTTGCTGCTTTGCAAAATAATCAATAATTCGCTGATATGTCGTTCAATCATTGGTCTATTCTCCCGTGGTTTAGTGTCAAAATTAACACTAAGGTATAGCGCTGTTTCCAGCGCCATACCGTGGTGCTAACTTAGAGAAAAGCCGCCAATTTTCTGGCCGCACGGTCGGCAAGTCGGTGAGTTTCCGCCTTTGCCTGTTCCTTGGCGTGTTCCAGCCCGCCAGCATCCTGATAGTTTTTAACCTCAGTCGCTGCGGCTTTCATCGTTTCAATTGCCTCGGCTAATTCCGGGCTATTGGTCGCGTTCAGTTGCGAACTAACAAACGCTTCCAGCTTGGCAGCCCAGCTATCCGCGCTGAAACGCTTGCCTTTTTCGCCGCTGGTCCGGTCGCGCAAATTGCGCATCTCGGCCAGCATCTTGCGAGCGTAGTTTTCAGTCGCGTCCTGCGTTGCTTTTTCGATTGAATCAGCAAGCCGCTGTTTTAGCCGATTAGCCTGTTCCTCGGACAGCCCGCCGATATTGAACGCTTCCGGGTCCTGTATCGGATAGAAGGTCAGTTCAAAGCGGAACCGTTCGCGGATAGTCTCAACGCCGGGATAGTCGCCCCGATTGAAAAACCCGCCTTGCCGCTCCAAGCGATCAAGCGTTGCCGCGTAGTCGCTAACAAATTTGTCAATCAGCGGCAGCATGGCAAGCTGGGCATCAGCGAACGCGGTTTCAATCGCGTCAACTTGCTTAATGCTGGCCAGTTGCTGGCCCGTGCCCATCCAGCCAATTGTGCGCTGCCGCATAAAGGTATCAAATTTGTGATATGGCTTTTTGATTTCGGCCAATTCGCCGTCGGGGAAAAGCTTGATGTTTGAGCTAATCTGTTCCTCGGCTTGCTGCCGTGACAGCCCGCGCTGCATGGCTTCCTTTACGGCCGCTTCCTTTGCTGCCGGTGACTTCTTAGTCACTGGCGGAAACGATGCCTGTAAGGAAACGACACAATAGCAATCTTGCGTAGTCGGTATATGGATATTCATGGTTGTATTCTCCCGTGGTTGTGAAACGTAGCGAATCGCTACTTAATGCCTACTGGCCAAAATTCTGGCCAATAGACATTAAGTAACGGGCCCAACGGGCCCGCTACCATGCTGCTAGATACTCAGCTTGTATTCAGTCCGAAACTGAATGTATGCCCGCGTTTCTTTGCACTCTGGATGCCGCTTCACAATGTCGGCGGCTGCCGTGGCTGCCGTTTCAAACGGGAACCGGCGCAGGTACGTACATATCGCGTCCATATGCTGCGGTTCGGCGTAGTAGGCAATCATTGCGCCAGCGTAGTGACAAACGATTGTATCGTCCGGAACCGGGCACGTTTCCGGGCTGGCGAGTATTTCATCCCGCTCCGGTATCTGGTCAATCAATTTACAGTGGAGTTTGAAAAACTCGCCCACTTGATTGCCCAGAATTGAACCGGCCCAAGTATCTGCGGAGAGCCCAGCATCCAGCGCTTTTGCCATGTTGGTAAATGCGCGTTCGCTGGACCACGCCGCCGGATTCTCGCCGCCATCCCAAGTGTTCAGGACGCCAGCCGGGAAGTCCGAACTGCCAGCCGCGTGTCGCTCCACAAACGTGGTTACGTAGTAATGCAGATTATTCGGAACCGCATAGTCGCGGAGCCACGTTTGTTCCGTGTTTTCCACGACATACTGCGCAGCCCTGTTACGGGCCGGGCCCGCTATGTCTACATCGCCACCTTTGGACGTTGCCAGATTGCCGGTCATAACCAGCAGCCAATTGCGTCCTAGCTCGAATTGACCGGCCCGCCTTTCCTGCATAACGCCGAGTAGCGAGCGCAGCACCATTGGCGGCGCTTTGGTCACTTCATCAACGTTGATGATGGCTGGCTTGTCGGGGTCGAGCCCTTTGGTCCAGTCCGGCAGGTAATGCCGGATATAGGCGTCACCGTCTAACGGTATGGTACGGCTGCCGGTTATATCCGTTGGGCTATAGTGCAGCCCTTGGATTTCCCGGTAGTCGCAGCCCAGCCGCTTGGCAGCAGCCTTGCAAGCGTAAGTTTTGCCCGCGCCAGCTTCGCCATAGAAAATGACCGGCAGCCCTGAAAAGCTGCCATCAAATCCAAGCCCGCCAATGTTGAACGCTTCGACAAGCCTTTCGACCGCTTGCGTGGTAGTGATTTTCGGTATGTTGATTAGCATGGTTGTTTCTCCCGTGGTTGGTAGTCGCAGCGTATGCTCCGCTGCTGCTAGAACACTGGTCACAATGCCCTAGCAGCAGCAGCCTGAAAACAGGCCGCTACCGGGCTCTAAGAGCCGCCCACGGGGAGAATAGAGTAAGGGTCAATAACGCCGATAGAAACACGACATAGGGTGCCCGCGATTAGGGTCGCAAACCGGCCATCCGCTTTAGTGGGAGCCCACTGGGCGCGTCTCAAACTGCGCGCCCGGAGTCTCGGCATTTTCTATCCGCTGCCGGTCGCGGAACTACCTACGGCCTCCATTATCCTGATAGTCAAACTATTGTCAACACTGTAATAGCATTATGATACAACTTGGAAACATTACCGTGGTAACACGGTGAAATAAAAAGCTTGACATTTAGAATCCTTCACCAGCCGCCCTGAGAGCCCTGTCAGCGCGTCGGGAAGTGACCCGCTACCATGGCCTTGGTATAATGGTGAAAAGGCCGTGAGCGGCCTCTCAAAGTGTCGATTTTCAGCGTGTATTTCGACACGTTTCACGCCTTGTGGCCTAGCACGTTGCAGAGTGTATGTCAAACATCGACTGGTCATTGATCAAACTACGTTGGGAAGGCGGGCAAACGGCCTACCAAATCAGCCAGTCAATGGGCGGGCGGCCTAGTAAGCAGGGCATTGACGGCAAGGCCAAGCGCGACGGCTGGAAGCGGCACAAAAACGCGCTAGTGATAGCCGAATCGTTGCCACTGGTCGAGCGAGCCAAGGCGTTGACCGGGCCCACAAAGGCCACAGCGGAGCGGGTCGCGTTTATTCTCGACTGTATAGGCAGCGGTAGCAGCCCGGCACTAGCAGCCCGAGCGGCTGGCGTTAATCCAAAGACATTGACACGCTGGCAGCAAGAGGACCCCCAATTCGCTGAACAGTGCCGACAGGCAAGGGCTGGCAAGCTTTGTGACTGGATAGCCAGCATTGACGGTGCCGCAATGTCGGGAGACTGGAAGGCCGCGAAAGAGCTACTGGAACAAGCGCCGGATGAAAGCGGCTTCCAGCGAGCGGAGACTCACGGCGGCATTACCGTGGTGCTGAATATTGACCGGGATGGAAAAGACACAGGGACCGTGATCCAAGGAAATTAGCCACCTTGGAAACTATCCAGTTCGGTCAGCACTGTAATTGTCAATAGATTGTAGGCAGTCAGTAGAGTTTGAGCAGAGTGGAATATTTCCGGGTTGGTAATATTCTGTGCGGTGTCTGAAGTTTCCGGGTTGGTATAATTCCCAATATGTTGCTGACCATTCTGGAAACTTCCGGTCTGGTAAATATCTGTAACTTGTTGACCAGACTGGAAACTTGTACAGGCTGGAAGGTTCCGGACCGGTAAATATTCAGGCTCAGGCTCAGGCAAAAACCGAAAGGTGGTCGTACCTCTCAAATCGTCTTCGCCATGCTCCCCCATCCCTATCAGCCCCAAAAACCAGAAAATCGCCAACTGTGATAGATTACTAACTTACTAACTTACTAACAGGGTATTACTAACATGAGAGTGACGATATGTGATTATTGCAGGCAGGGGATTGACCAGATTTGGACGGTGGAAGTGGATATGCGGGTGAGGTTTACGGACCCATCACCGAATCCGAAAAAAGACCCCATTACCGGGCCGGAACAGGTCTTGATGCACTTTTGTACGGACTGTGGTTCTCGTTTTCAGGGGCCGGATTTGCGGGTTATTTTTTTGCGGGGTCTGAGCGAGTACCCGGAGAAAGAGAGTGCCGTACTGTAATCGCTGTCATGGCGTCCATGAGGAACCGGCATCCCGCTGTCCCAACCAATTTATTGCCAGTAAGACCGTATCGGGAGGCGGGGATAAAAAACAGCCCATCTCTGAGGAACCCATTACGCCGGAACAATTCTGGGAGGGTCGGGACACCCGCAAAAAATGCAAGCCGGAAACCCAATATATGCGAGAGTGGCGAAACCGTAACCGGGAGCGCTACAATGCCTATCAGCGCGAGTACATGAGGAATTACCGTGCCCGCAAAAACGCAGAAGCAACGGAGATTCATGGCGGCTTGCAGCACACCGAAAGGCCGCAAGAAGATGAAGGCTAGGGGCAAGAAATGCCCGCCCGTTAAAATCGCCAAGAAATACCGTCGGATGAAGAAATAATGCCCTCAGACCTCGGATATGCCGTAGGACGGGCCACAGAGGTTCAGGGACGCCAATTCACCGAGGCCGAGAAGCAAAAGGCCAACGAACGCCTGTTAGCCCTTGGAAAAGGGGCTTTAACGGCTCCCTTTACAGCGGCCCCCGACATTCTCGGTGGCATCGCAGGACAACTACGCTGGACCGAATCCGGCGAGCCCATCTTTGAAAACCCCATTTCCGGTGATCCCATCAGGGAAGCCGTTAGTCTCGACCCCGAAAACCCGTGGGGCTGGGCCGGGGAATTTCTTGATCCTACGTCCGGTGCTTTACGGGTCGGCAAATACGCCATGGCCCTGCCTGCGGTCATCAAGGGCGGCAAAAACATCCTCAAGGCCAAGCGGATCGCCAAGGCCCGCCGATTACTGCCCTTTGACGACGCTTTTGAAGTGGCAGGCACCAATGCGGTGGTTCGCAAGACCATCTACAAGCACCCGAAACTGCGTCAGTCCATCGACGGCTGGTCGGTGCAGGTTCCGGCCCCGGTGGAGCGTAAAACCATCAGGATTGCCGGGAAAAAACGTAAGCCTTCACCGGAAGAAGCGAACGCACTCGACAGGCCAATGACCCGCCGCCGCCAGATCGAGGTTTTGAAAAACCCCACTGAACAGACCCTGCGCCGCTTCGTACAGACCCACACGCCTGATTCATGGGTGGACATGGGCAACGTCTACGGGCAGGGCTACGAGGGCGCGTTACGCTATTTCAAGGACGCTGACGGCAACTGGTACTTCTGGGACGGCTCCGAGGCCATTCACTGGCACGTATGGAAGCAACTGCACCCGGACAAAAAGAGCCTGTTTGACACCGCAGCGGTCCACAAGATTACACGGCCATTCTCCGAGCGATTGCTGACAAAAGACGACATTATGAAGGGTCGGTTCACAACTCACAGCGAATGGGCGTTGCTTGACGACGACCTTGCCGGGGCCGCGCCCCGCTACGACCCGGACAACATCGAAGTGTTCAAGGAGGTCGGACCCGGATTTGAGAATTACCAGACGGCGATTGACCATTTAGAGGCTAACCCCAAAGATTTTGGCAATATGGGCGTAGCGCCTGTAGAACAAATCCCCGATACCGACAAATACCGCAAAGAGTATGAGGCGGCACAGGAAGCGGCGGATAAGGCCATTCAGGACGCCATGAAATGACCGTCATCAACCTGCATTACGACCCCCAGCCGAGGCAGAAAAAGCTGCATCAGGCCGTCGTGACGCAGATTCTGTACGGCGGTGCCGCAGGCGGCGGCAAATCCCACTCATTACGGTGGGATGCTTACGACTTTTGTATGAGAAATCCGGGCTGCAATGCGTATCTCGTTCGCAAATCCCACCCCCAGTTAGAAGCCAATCACATTCTCCCGCTGAAACGCGAACTCCCCAAGGAGCTTGGTTCCTACAATGAAACCAAGAAGCGTTTTGATTGGTGGAACGGGAGCGTGTTGCAGTTCCGGCACTGTGAATACGACCGGGATTTACACGATTTCCAAGGCTGGGAATGCCATTGGCTGGGTATAGACGAGGCATCGCAGCTAAATCCCGAACACATCAAGTACATGAAAACACGGGTCCGTCTGGGAGGCTGGAAACCCCAAGACAATGCTGCTCAGAGGCGGCTCCCTCGTTGTGTGATGACTAGTAATCCGGGCGGGCCCGCTCACCATTACCTGAAAGAACTGTTTATCGACCGTGCGCCACCGGAAACGGTGTTTTACGACGAGGAAATGCGCAATCCCAACAACCCGGAGCATAAGGGCTGGTCGAGCATCTACATCCCGGCCAAGATGACCGATAACAAGTACCTTGACGACGATTACGCGGGCCAGTTCGGCCAGCTACAGGAATGGCAGGCCAAGCAACTGCGTGACGGCGACTGGAACGTCATTCCGGGGGCGTATTTCGACTGTTTTAGTGCCGAAAACATCATTCAGCCCTTCACGGTGCCCCATTGGTGGCCGAGGTTCCGTTCCTGCGATTGGGGCTTTGCGACACCGTTTTCCATTGGCGAATGGACCGTATCGGACGGTTCCGAGGTCGAGACACGCGATGGGCGGGTGAGTTATCCTGAAGATGCACTCATACGAGTGTGGGAATGGTACGGAAATGAAAAAGGCAACAAGGGGCTGCGCATGGACGGGCGCACCGTGGGCGCAAAAGTCGTCATGGAACGCGAACGTGTCAGTCCCGGTCCCTGCGACCCGTCAGCGTGGCGGGCTGATATGGGACCGTCGGCAGCCGAAAAGATGGCGAAAGCAGGATTGATATTCTTCAAGGGCGATAACCAGCGCGAGGCAGGCTGGCAGGAAATGTACGGGCGCATTGCTGACAATATGTTGCTGGTATTCGATGACTGCTATGACTTTATTCGCACTATCCCGGCCTTGGAGGCCGACCCGCACAACCCCAACGATGTCCTGAAAGGCGGTGAAGACCATGTGGGCGATGAAGCCCGCTATATGTGCATGGCAAGGCCGTACAAGCGCAAAAAGCCCATCGTGCGACCGCCTTACCACCAAGATATTCCGAAATTACGGTACTGCGACCTTGTTGATGTCGAGATACCCAAGAGGCGCTGGATATGAAACGCGACCCCAGATTCTGGCTGGCAGAGTTTGACCTGTCATCCAAGCACGAAAAGAAATGGCGCTCCCGCGCCCGCGAAGTCATCAAGGTCTACCGTGACGAACAGGACACGGGCGATGCCCGTTTCAATATCCTGTGGTCGAACACCCAGACCCAGCGACCCGCGTTGTATTCCTCGACGCCGAAACCGGTCATCAAGCGCCGCCACGGCGAGCGTATTGGCAGAGAATTGGCACTAGGGCTGGAACGGGCGCTGAATTATTCGCTGGACCCCGGTGGTGCCTACGATTTTGACCGTATCGGCCAGAAGCTGATTCTCGACTTCCTGCTGCCGGGGCGCATGGTGGCACGGGTCAAATATCACCCGATTTTCTTATACGAGCTGACTTTCACCGAGAAAAACGGTGAACTGGAAATGGAGGAGGATGACAGTGCCGCATTCACCCGAGACACCAAGTTTGACGACGA